GCAACCTAAAAATCAAGTTTCTATCCCTTCTAATATCAAAAATATAAATGTTTTGAGTATCGATTTAGCTACTAGATCAGTAGGCATTGCTTATTCTTGTAAAGGGAAAATTGTAAGATGGAAAACTATAAAAGCTGATCTAGAAGATTTTAGAGAAAGAGGATATTTAATTATTAATGAAATAGTAAAAGTATTGGAAACTTCAAAAAAGATAAAAGGTGCAGCAATAGATCTAGTTATTGTTGAAGATACATATTTAGGATTGAATTCTAGTATAATTTCTATTTTATCTGAGATAAGAGGAATGCTTACATATAATCTAAAAAAATTAAATATAGGTTTATTATTGATCCCAGCAGTGTTTTGGAAAAATAAATTTGATAATTTACCACTTGAGAGAAAAGAGCAAAAAGAATTTATGATGAATAAATTCAATGAATTCACAGGAAAAGTAGCAGATAGTGATGATGTTGCAGATGCTTATATGATGTTAAAAGCATGTTTAGGAGGATAAAAAATGAGTTTAGGAAAAAGAGTAAAAGAATATAGAGTAAGTAATAATATAGATCAAAAGGAATTTGCTGAAAAAATTGATGTGACACAACCTTATTTATCACATTTAGAATCTGGAAAAGTTGAAGCTAGTGAAAGACTTAAAAATAGAATATTAAAAATTATTGAAAACGGGACTCAAGAAACTGTTGAAACTTCTAAAACAGATAATGTTAAATCTCCAAAGCATTATATGCTTGGTGATTTAGGGATTGAAGTAAAAGATGTCATTTTTGAAGTTGTAAAAGACATGAAAGGTTCTGAAGCTGTTTGTGTTGGAAACATTTTAAAATATGTAATGAGAACTCACAAAGATGGAGATATGCAAGGTATTACATTGATGTACTTAATAAACAAGTACTTGAAAATTAATAGAGAGTTATGGGACAAGGAAGATATGGTTCTTAATAGATATTATAAAGCTATCTTAACTAGGACTATAAAAGCATCAGATAAGATTGTAGATAGATTTAAAAGTCAGATTAATTATAGGGTTGAAAAAGATGTTATCAAAATCTTAGATGAAGTATTTGTAGCTTGTGAGCGTAAAGAAATTGGTGATAATTTAGAATTTCTTAGGACTATGTTTCTTGTAATTATGATGTTTGGAACTATCAATTCACATAAAAGAAACATGATTGGAGTAGTTCTAAAATCTATGATAACCGATGTAGTTAATACATTTGAGGATTTTAAAACTATGTGGTTGAGAGAAATTGATGATAGTGTTGTGAGACTGGAGGAAGCTGGTGCATGCTGATGATAAAGAATTGTTTGATGCTTTAGTTTTAGCTATTATTTCGAGGAGGCATCCAATGAGAAAATTTAAAGGGATATATTTTTATATCAATAATTCCAGAGTTGAGAAAACACAAGACTATGGAAATGATTTAGATAATGAAAGATATGATTTAGGGAATTATTTTTTATTTTCTGATGAAGCTAAGCAAGTTTTAGAATCTAAGGAGTATAAAGATTTTTGGAGCAAAGTTAGAAATAACGAAATAGGAGGCTAAGATGTTATTAAAAAAAATAATAATGTTTTTATTATTAATGCCTATTGGGGCGATAGTAGGAACGGGACTTACAATAATATGGGCTATGATTGTACAATGGTTTTTTAATAAATGGGATTAGGAGGAGAAGATGGAAAAAGAAAAGGTTTTAGAGATAGAAACTCAAGAAGTATTTGATAAGGTAGCAGTAAGAATTAAAAAATTAGACTACGATTTTTTTGCAGGAGGTTTATTAAAAGAAGATGTTGAAAAATATAACTGTAGTTTTATAGAAAGTCCAACAGATTTAGAAGAACGCATAATATGGTTATATGACGATATTTACATATCAGATAACGGTATTTATTGTTATTGTAAAGAAACAATAAATAAAATAAAAGAATTTGTTGATTATGTGAATGAAGAATATGGAATACCTAAGAGATGGAGAGCAGAAGAAAATGAAGAATATTATTTTTTAGATGGGAAATGTGAAATTTGGAGCACAATTGAAGAAAAAAAGAAAATAGACAAATCTTTCTTTGAACTAGGTAACTACTTCAAAACTAGAGGAGAAGCAGAAAAAGTAAAAATCAAACTAGACAAGTTTTGGGAAAAAGTAAGAGCAGGAGAGATTGGAGAATGATTAAACTAATTAAAAATAATGAAATAGACAAAACAACAAGATATAGATTTTATGGGATTAGATGCAATTGTTGTAATAGTACTAATAATGTAAATGTACTAGAAATTAGAGCAGAAAACTCTAGTGGAGGTACAATAATTGATATATGCGATAAGTGTCTAATTGAATTAAAAGAACAAATAGAGAAACTTGGAGGAGATGAATAATGACACAAGAAATAATCAAAATAGTAGGGATAGAAGTGCAAATGCCATATCATAATGAAGTATATATAGTTGGTGAGAAACCTGAAGGGCATGGATCTATGATAGTAAAAAATGCAGGTATTGTTAAAGAGATAAGATTGGCAGATGATGATGATTCAATTCAAGAAAGAGATGTCATTTATATAAAAATGGAAAAAAATGGAATAATATTAGAATTATCCACAAGTCAACCAGGTTTAAGAATAATTTGGAGTGATGAAAATGTGGATATGTAAAGAATGTGGAGAAAAAATTCAAGGGTATTATGTTGGATATGTTGATATCGATAAAAAAGGTTGTGCAATAGATGGAACACAAGAGGAAGAGGAGCTTATAAGATACACTTGTCCATGTTGTAGAATTATAAAATTTGGAGATATTAAGAATTTAGAAAAAGTGGCTGATTGGGAGGAAGAAGATGAGAGAGATTAAATTTAGAGCTTGGGATAAAAATGATAAAAGAATTTTTATTGATCCTCAAATGATAGATTTTTATAATAAAAAAATAGGGTATATGCAGTATCAAACTGAATATATGCCTGATACTTCTTATTCAATCCCTGTTGGTTTTGAAGAATTTGAATATTCAGAACTTATGGAATGGACAGGGTTATATGATAAAAATGGAGAAGACATATATGAGGGAGATATTCTTTTTGAGAGCTTTGGAGAAAAATATTACAAAGTTATTTTTGAAAATGGAGGCTTTAGAGCAGAATTTAATGGAGATTTTGAAGAATATTCTTTGGATCTAATTGATGTTGTTGCACAAGGTTGTGAAGTTGTAGGGAATACTCATGAAAACTCAGAATTTATAAAGGAGTGAGATAATGAACATAGACTTAAATAAACTGATGGAATATGAATCTTTAGCTTATAAAGCATCAAATATAGCACAGTTAGGAAAAGTTAAAGAAGAGTACAAAGAGTTAATAGCAGAAGTTAGAGAAACTAGCACTTTTATAACAATAAAAAATATGGATAATTTTAAAGCTGAAGCTTTAGATTTAATAACTGCTACTGTGAATCTGTTATTATTGAGTGGGCTAACAGAGCAGGATTTTGACAAGCATATTGATAAGCTAGAAAGCTATAAAAATGGGAAGTATAAGAGATAAGGAGGAGAACAATGTTACACAGATATCAAATAGACTTGAGAGTTAAAGAAGAAAATACAGAAAAAACAATTAAAAAATCTATTTTTAGAAAAAAGGAATTAACAGATGCTGAACTAGAAGAAGCACAGTTGGAATTCATTAGAAGTACAAAAGCAATATACAAAGAAAAAGGGATAGATTTAGAAGTTTTGGAATGGGGAATTCAAAAATTTGAGTTAGTTCGTAAAAATAGCTAAAGAGGTGAGATGATGGCAACACAGGAGCAAAAGATTGTTTTTAGAAAAATCGAAGATATCTTAATCAACTACACGAAGTACAAGAAAAGAATAAAAGATGAGGGTGAACGTCTAGCCAATCCACAACTTAAAAAATGCTGTGGGGTTGGAGGACAAGGTGGAAATGGGTATGAGATAAAAAGCGAGTACGAGCAATTAGAAGAGTTGAAGCAAAGAATATACAACAACATAAGTCGATATTCAGAAATGATATTCAGGATAGATGAGTGCTTGAACATGGTTAAAGATAATAAAGATTATGCATTCATTCAGATGAAATATTTTGATAAAAAGACTTATGAAGAAATAGCCGATGCACTTAATATTTCACTAAAGAGTACTTATAGCATGAGAAATAGAATTCTAGGGGCTTTGGAGATACATTTTAAAACTCAAAGATTAATTGAATTTTAGTCAAAGGTAAAAACAGGGTAAAAACAGGGTAAAAATAGGGTTATTGTCGGGTAAAAAAAAATGTGTTAGTATGTTAACATGTAGAAATTGAGATTAACGGATTCATAGAATCTTCATTTAATTTTTAATGTATGTATTGTAGTTATTGAGGCTCTACTCTAAAAAAGCCTCTGCCAATTATGGTGCATCGACTTAATACGTTGGTTAGACTGCTAGAGTCTTTCATTGGTGAGAATCCAATATGCACGCCATTAAATATCAATACTCCCATTGCACTTAGATGTGCTCGATACGTCGACTGTGGGAGTTTTTTTATTATAAAAAAAGGAAAGGACCGCTAATCCTTTCCAGTTTTTTAGAAATACATATTCAAAATTTACCAATATTTTATGTAAATTTTAAAAGCTCTTTTTCCATAGTCTCTAGCATAATGTTTTATACCAGCTTTATCTACAAAAGATGCTCTGAATATATAGATCCCTATTGAATCAAAAAATATGGTTCTCACCTCCATCTATTATGATGATGTGAGATGGAAACAAAAAAATAACAGATGTATGATAGCATAAATTTTAGTAAAAGACAAGAAAAAAGGACTTAATTAGATCCTCCTTAAAATTACTCTAATTAAATCCTTTTTTTTTTCGAAGTGTTAGCGGCACTTTCTTTTTTTGTTATTTTTATCATATTTTTTGATTTAAATCATTGTAACATAATTTATAACTAAAGTAAATATTTTTTTTGGAGGTGAAGTAGCATTGAAATTAAATGCAAGGCAAAAGGCTTTTTGTGAGTTTTATGTGGCATCTGGAAATGCTACTGATGCTGCAATAAAAGCTGGATATAAAGAAAAGAATGCTAGAAAAGTTGGTAGTGAAAACTTGACAAAAACGGACATAAAAGCCTATGTTAAAGAATTAATGGATAAAGCTGAATCTGAAAGAATTGCATCTGCAGAAGAAGTTTTACAAAACTTAACTGCAATGATGAGAGGTGAAATACAAGAAGAGGTTGTAGTAGTTGAAGGAGAAGGAGATGGAGTTTCTTCTGCAAGAATAATAAAAAAACAAGTATCGGCTAAAGAAAGAATAAAAGCAGCAGAACTCTTAGGAAAAAGACATGCTTTATTTACAGATAAAACTAAAATTGAAGGAACTTTACCTGTTATGATTGTTGGAGAAGATGATTTAGATGAGTAAATATATAAAAATAAATCTACCTCAAATCATTGGAAAGGGTTATAAATCGTTTTGGAACTTCAAGGGTAGGTATAAGGTAGTTAAAGGTTCTAGAGCCTCAAAAAAGAGTAAGACAACAGCTCTATGGATAATCTATAACATGATGAAATATAAAAATGCTAATACTCTTGTTGTAAGAAAAGTATTTAGAACTTTAAAAGATAGCTGTTATTCTGATTTAAGATGGGCTATAAACAGATTTCAAGTTCAAGACTATTGGGAATTAAAAGAAAGCCCACTTGAAATGACTTATAAGCCAACTGGACAAAAGATTCTATTTAGAGGTTTTGATGATCCATTGAAGATTACATCAATTTCAGTTTCAGTAGGTAGTTTGTGTTGGTGCTGGATTAACATATCGGTTCAGCACGTTAATCAAAACCTCTTTAATTGCTGGAACACCCTAACGTAAAGTCGAGGGCAATCAGCAGCGAAGCTATTTGACAAAATTAAATGGTTATAGTATCATATACTTATGAAATAAAAAGGAAGTGATACTATAATGGACAAAGAAATATGGAAAGATATAGAAGGATTTGAAGGTTTTTATCAAGTTAGCAACTTAGGAAGAATTAAAAGTCTTGGTGGATGGTGTGGCAGTTCAAAAAGAAAAGAAAAAATAAGAACATTAAATCATACAAAAGACGGCTATTTAAAAGTGAGATTGATGTATCAAGGTAAAGATATTACTTGCAGAGTACACAGATTAGTTGCTAAAGCTTTTATACCGAATCCTAATAATTTTGAAACAGTTAATCATAAAGATGGGAATAAAGAAAATAACAAAGTAGAAAATTTGGAATGGTGTGATAGAGATTATCAAATGGAACATGCTTATAAAATGAGATTAAAAACATCTCAAAAAGGTTCTGATAACAGCAATTCTAAGTTAACAGATGATGATATTAAATATATTAGAAAAGTGTATAAAAAATACAGTAAAGATTTTAACACTGTATCACTTGCTAAGCAATTTAATGTCACTAACAGAGTTATAGGATTAATAGTTAGAAACAAAAGTTATAAAAATGTCAAATAGAACGTTCAACGACTATCGAAAGCGAGAAAAGACTTACTAATCGTAGGTCTTTTTTTTAGTAAGTAGAGTAGGGCTCAAGTGAGCTCGAAACGGGAGGCACTTAAAAAGTGAAGATATAGTCTGCTCTATATAGAAATATATAGAAAGTACATGGAAACGATGTACTTGTAACAAAATGCGAAGAAGCTTATGAATTAACAAATGAAAAATATTTTAATATGCTTGATGAAAGTATTAGAGGAGTAGTGGAAGAACCTCTATTTAAACAGATAATCATTACTTTAAATCCTTGGAATGAAGGGCATTGGATTAAGGCTAGATTTTTTGACAGAAAAGCAAAAAATATACTAGCTTTAACTACTAATTATTTTTGTAATGAATGGTTAGATGAAACAGATAAAGAATTATTTGAAGACATGAAAATACGTGACCCTCGCAGATATCAAGTTGCAGGACTTGGAAACTGGGGTATAGTAGATGGGCTTGTCTATGAAAATTGGCAAGAGTTAGAGTTTGATTGGAGAGAAATATTAAATAAAAGACAAAAAGCAAAAGCAGTATTTGGGCTAGATTTTGGATATACAAATGACCCTGCTGCTTTTTTTTGTGCAATATTAGACCAGGAACAAAAAGAAATTTATGTTTTTGATGAAATATACCAAAAAGGAATGCAAAATACTGCTATTTACAATAATATAGAAAAATTAGGTTTTAAAAAAGAAATTATAGTTGCGGATAGTGCAGAGCCAAAAAGTATAGACCATTTAAAAGGTTTAGGACTTTATAGAATAAAAGCATCTAAAAAAGGAAAAGATAGCATTAATGCTGGAATACAATTTATTCAAGACTTTAAAATTTTTATACATCCTAGATGTGTTAATTTTTTAACTGAGATTTCAAATTATGCTTGGGATAAAGATAAGTTTGGAAAAGCAGTAAATAAACCCATTGATGATTTCAATCACTTAATGGACGCTATGAGATATGCACTTGAGGATTATATGAGAAATAATTCTGTAAGGACAATAGATAGAAATGTTTTAGGAATAAGATAAGAGAGGAGGATTAATGACTGTAGAAGATTTAAAAGAAGCACTGGAGTCATTTATAAAAAATGAATTGCCAGAATTACAAAAAATGGAAGATTATTACAGTGGAAAACATAATATTTTAAATAAGAAAGATAGAAGTGATAAGAAAAAAGATACTAAGTTAATTAATAATTATCCTGAGTATATTGCAACTATTGCAACAGCTTATTTCTTAGGAAAACCCATTGCTTATGCTTTACAAGATGATAAATTAAAAAAAGATTTTAAAAAGTTATCTGAATACCTAGCAACAGAAGAAGAGCAACAAGAAAACTTTGAGCATTCTCAAAATTGTAGTATTTTTGGTAAATCTTATGAACTTTGGTATAAGAATTTGGATAATACTATTGGAAATGTAGTTGTAGATCCTCGTGATTGTTTTATATTAAGAGATAATACAGTAAAAAAAGGAATAATTGCAGCTGTTAGATGGGATAAAACTAAAAATAAAGAGGATAAATGGGTTTATACATTAGAAGTTTATGATAGTACAAGTGTTACTACTTATGAATTTTTATCTGACACAGATAAAAAAGAAGTTCCAACTGTAACAGGAGAAACTAAACTACACG